TCGCCAGTGGGCAAGGCAGTCGTAGGAGTCGGCATCCATCGCCCCGTCGATGCAGAGGTAGTGGGCACCGGGGGCCGCGGCCTCGAATGTCAGCAGCGAGTAGCCGCAGCGGGTGCCGATCTCGATCACGCTGGCCGGCTTGTGGCGGCGGAAAATCTCGCCCTTCATCGCGTAATGGAAGATCACACGGCTGTCGCAGCCGAACCAATCATCTTCCCGCCAGTTGCTCTCCAGCAGCTTGCGAACGGCGTCGGTCCATGCCAGCGATGCGGTCACTCCCATGCGTCACCCATGATGTTGAGAACGTCGCCGATCGGGAGGTAGGCCAGCCAAGCCTCGGCGTCCCGCACGCCGAACGATGCGACGAGCGTGCTCTGACCGCTAACCGCGAGGCCGGCACAGAACTCGATACTGCGCGTTTCACGAAACGCGAAAGCCGGAGAGACCCTGGTGATTCGCCAATCCGCCGCCTCGTCGAACATGACGAACCGGTGTTCGTAGGCCCGGCGACCGCCGGAGACCGCCACCTCGTGGACTATTCCCCACCACAAGCCCGGAGCCCAAGGGTGCTCGACGAGCTGCGAGCCGCCGCGGAACCCGCGGGCCACCAGCGGGGCCTCGGCGTGGGCGGTGACCGTCCAATCGTCCCCATCCTCGCGGACGAGGCACGTCCGGCCTTGGTGGCTGCAGCTGTAGAGCCACTCTCGCCGGCCGGTAATCGGCATCCAGTTTTTCTCGTGCCGGCCGCTGACCGTGTCGTGGCAGCGGAGGTCGTGGATCTTGTCGAACGTCTCCAGCTTCCCGACGCCGATGCGGCACGTCCCGTCGAGGCCCGCCCAGTTTCGGATCGTGGCCGATGCGATCAGTTCACCCTCGACAGAGTTGAGCCGCACGTCCTCGAGCCCGTCGACGGCGAACCCGTTGGCTTCGTAGTCGGCGGCCCAGTAGTCCCGTGCGTGCCCGTTGTCGACGAGGCAGTTGTAAGTCCGGATCGCCTCGCGATCCTCTGGCGGGATGACGTAGCGGCCGTTGTCGTCGATCGAATAGTTGCTCGACCGCACGTTGACGAGCAACCGGTCGCCGTGACTCACGACCGAAGGGTTGAACAGCGACCAGCCGACACGGGCCGGGGGCACGTCGATCTTTGTGAACTCCGCGGCGACGCCTTGGTCGGTTAGCGTCTGCGTGTACCAGGTGCGATTGGATCGCACCCGCTCTTCCTTCTCCGCAGAGAGCGGCAGCCGCAGAAGCCGCTCGCAGCATCGGCGGCCAACGTCGATCTCGCCGCAGTGGTAGGCGTGGGCCGCGACGCGATGGAGGTGTTCAATCATGCCGGTGTTCACCTGTTCACCGGTAGCCTACCCAAATGGGAGGGGGCGTAAACCCCGGATTTTCGCGGGGGAGTTCACTAGCTCACAGGGCTAGGAGACTCTGGTGGCAGGAGGGCGACGGCGTCGGCCAGGGGGATGACTTCCACCGCAGGCAGCAGCACCTCTTGATCGGCGGCTGCCCACATGGCGTGCAGTAGCCCGCCGTCCACAACCTCTGTGAGAACGTCTGCCGACAGCATTAGGCGACCGTCAGTAAGTGCCGTTGGCATCAAGATCAGATTGCTACTGCCGTGATCGGCGTGCAACTCTGCCAGCCTCGCCGCCAACTCTGGAGAAAACAGCAGGCAATGTTCGCGACTCCACTCAAGGCTCACAGGTAGCGTAACTTCAGCGAGGTTCATGCCGTCCTGCCTATTGCGTTGAGGAAGGTGGTGAGATGGGTGTTGTAGGTCGCTGCGTCGGCGGATGAGAGGCCGTCGCCAACAGAGTAGGCATAGATTCGGCCGGCGAAACTCTGCGCGACGTTGTCAAATCCGGCTACCGAGCCGCTGGCGTATACAGCGAAACGCGCATCCGAATCTGGCGTAGTGGTCGCACCTGTGCTGCCAGCACCTTCCACGCCTGCCTCATAGATTGAGTTTCTACCACCGCTTCTGGTGCTGATTAGATTCATCCGCCCCGATGTCGCCGCAGGAGTCCAGTTGATTGCCCGCGTCCCCCAGAAAATAAACTGGCTGCCAGAGTATCTGGCGTTTACATGGTAAACCTCTCCTGAGTTAGCGGTCTGAATACCGATCAATGGCGATGTCCCTGCCGGCGATGTGTTTGCTCCGGTGCAGGATACGGCAACGTGACCGCTCTGCCTGTCATTGCCTGACGGCAGCAATGTGCTGAAGGGCCTTGCGTTGAGCCGCAGATACTTTGTTCCGGCGGCGTTGTTGAGACTGCCTGCGAGCGTGTAATCCCCAGAAACAAATCCGACGTTGTCGTCCGTTGACAGCCCAAGCACAGTCCCGCCAAAACTCGTTGACCGATAAAGCGGAACGAGAGCGGCCAGCAGATTGTCTCCGCACATGAGCGACAAGCGATAGTATTTGCTACGCAAGCCCGCCGCGTCGATTGAATCGCAGAACGTATTCACCGCCGACGCCGTCGCGGTACTCACCGTGCCGCCGTTGGCGTACACGCGATTGATCCAGTCCTGTGCGTCGGCGTTCAACTGATTCGACGCCCGGCGATAGATCGTCACCGGCAGACGGGTGCGGACGCCGCCTCGAGGAAATGCACGTCGAGTCATATTTTTTGCCATGCTGATGTTTCCTCGGCTACGCCACGCCCACAGTCACGGGTGCAGACCTTGGCCCTTCGCCGACGGAGTTGACTGCCGAAACTTCGACGTTGGCTCCCGTGTAGTTGTTGGCAAATCGGTAGTAGGTGCTGCTGACCACAGTGGTGGGCGTGTACGGGTCGTCATCGAAATACACGACGTATGAGGTGATGGAAGCACCGCCGTTGCTCGCCGGCGCAAACCACGAGACGTTCGTCCCGCTGTCGCCTGCGTCCCAAAATGCTTGGGAGATCGTCGGAGCACCTGGCACCGCCGTGACCGTCACCGGCGAACTCTTTGCCCCCTCGCCGATCGCGTTCACCGCCGACACCCGGACTACCGTGCCACCCGAAAACGTCCCAACACTCGTCCGTGAGGGGGCCGTCACGGTCTCCTGAAGCACGTCGCCGGCGTAGACCCTGTAGGAGGTCACGACGTACTCGTCGGTCACCACGGGGGCCGTCCACGTCACGCGAGGGCCACTTACGACTGCGAGAGCTGTCGGCGGACCTGGGACGGCCGGAGTGCGGGTAGATGGTCCCTCGGTCACCATCGTGTGAATCCGCCGTAGAGTCTTATTTCGATCCGACCACCGCCAGTGATGCTCGGCCCCTGGCGGGATCATCACCTCGTAGGTAAAGCCGCCGGCGACTAGCCGGTCGCCCTTCCTCGGATCCTGGGCAAGGTCCGTCGTGTCAACGAAAAAATCCTGCGTCTCCGTCCGGAGCATCTGGCCGGCGGCATCTATCGACTCCCACCGGCCGACCACGACGGTCGCCCGCACTGTCCGCGTGGTGCCGATGGCCGGTTGGTACGACACCTCCGTCGCGAGGTGCTCGCGCCGCTGCGATGAAAACCACGTCTCGCCAGCGGCGATCATGTCCTGCATGTGTCACCAGTGCGAGAGGGGCGGGCGCGGCCGATAGCGTGGCCGCACCCGCCCCCTTGCGTGGGGTCGGTCTCGATCACGAGGGCCAGAGGAGAACCGCCACCTGGCGATCGGCCACCAGTCGGGGGCGGGCCAGGTAGCCCGCGGTGACACCGGTCGTGGCGTCGAACACGCCCGACGCGGCGTACCACCGAATGGCCGAGCCTTGGGCACCGGTGATACCGGTTGCGGCCACCGATCCGGTCACGACACAGTTGGTGTGAACGGCACCGAGCTCGTTGGCGACGATCGGACGATCGGCGACCGTCACAAGGCCGCCGAGGACGACGATTTCGCCCGCTGCCACGCCCGTCGTCGGGGTGTAGTCGAGCTTGTTTCCGTCTGCGTAATAACTGGGCATCTGAGAACCTTTCGTATCGGGAGTATGGAGTTTGAGAGCCCCAGCCGGCGGGTTGGACCCCCGCCGGCCGGGCACGAATCACATTACGATCAAGCGGTCGCCATCCGGTAGCATCCGCGGCTCTCAGCCTTGGCGACGCCGTAGGAGAAGTGACCGCGGACCTGGATGCCGAGCTGGTTGAAATCGGCGTCGGCCTGCTGAACCGTGGGGAGCCGCTGACCGTTGAGGAACGCCACTTCCATGCAGGGCAGCTCGGCCGGGTTGGCGACGAGCCACCAGGTCGATGAACTCGTCAGGTAAGACGAGGGCACAACCTGGAAACGACCGGCGAACACGTTCACGTTTCCGCGGGTCACGCTCTCGCCCGTGATGAGCACCGTGCTCCCCATCATCTCGTCGGCGGTGATCTCCAGGTCCGGCGGGACGAGGATCATCGACGGCGAGATGCCCAACGGGTTACCGTCGGGATCGGTCAGTTTCTTGTACGAAGTCACCGCCGTCTTCAGCGACGAGATCGCCAAGGCGTTGCCTGCCGCGGCCGTCTCTTTCTGAAAGAACGTCGAGTTGTTCAACTGAAACTCGGTCCAGAAATCCTTGTTCAGCTTGACCGCGGCACCGCGGCCCAGCCTGGATGGCACCTGAGTCAGAGCACCCAGGTCGTCGTTCACGATGTCGACCATCGTGATGCTGGACATGCGGCCTGTCAGCTTGGCCTTGATCGTCCGCGTCTCGTCCGAGGCGTCGGCCGACTTCAGTTCGCCGCTGGGACCGAGATCCTCGAACTCGAAGCCGCCGTTGAGCCGAACGCCCGTCACGGTCTTGTAGTCACTGACGCTGCGGATCGACGCGATCATGTCCCACGTCGACTCGACGGCGTTGTAGCCCTGGAGAAGGAACTTGCCGTAGGTCGCCGCGAGCACGTTGCTGATGCTGTGCGTAGCGAACCCGGTCGCTTGCACCTGGGGGAACGCACCGGCGAGCACTTCGCGGAGGTTGCCGTCGTGGATGCGAGCCGGACCGGTGTAGCCGTTCCGGCGGGCAGCCTCGATCAGCACCTCTTGCAGCGACGTGTGGTTTCGCCGCCGGTCAGCCGCCTCGAGGGTCTTATCGTCGAAGACCTTCTCGACGTTGGCGAGACCGCCAGCGAGACACAGCGCCGCTTC